TAATAAGCACTTGTATAACTCAATTCTTAAATATGGGTTTGACAGTTTTAAAGTTGATGAAGAATTTGATATTGCTTATTCATACGATGAATTAAATTTTAAAGAGATTTATTGGATAGATTTTTATAAGTCTTATAAACCAAAGTACGGATTTAATTCTGAAAAGGGCGGTAATAAAAATAAAATAATAACCGAAGAAACAAGGATGAAGCAAAGCATATCGCAAAAGAAGAGATTCGAGGATCCAAACGAAAAGCTGAAAGCAAGACAGAGGGTGGTATCTGAAGAAACTAGAATAAAATTAAGCATTGCGAACAAAGGGAAAATCGCACATCCTATGTCAGAAGAAAACAAACTTGCACTAAATGAAGCGAAGAAAAGATCGGTTATGTGTATTACGACAGGAGAAGTTTTTGAATATATGTTAGACGCGCTTAAAAGATATGAAATAAAAAGTCATGGGAATTTAACAATGGCATGTAATGGCAAGAGAAATTATTGCGGAACGTTTAATGGTCAGAAATTACAATGGAAATATATTGATTATGAAAGAGAGGTAATAAAATGTACAACGCATTAAATTATACAAAACAAGGCGGTGCAGAAACCGTAATCGGTGGAACTCTTTCCGTTAGTGGAACAATTAAAAATGGAAGTGGAGCAGCATTAATCGCAAATCAAGCAGCAAGCACAGCAACGGATGTCGCAGGACTTAAAACAGACCTAAACGCATTATTAACAAAATTAAAAGCTTCAGGACTCATGGTTGCTGACGTGTAATAATTAGAAAGGTGGTACATTTTGAAAATTAGTACTATCACAGTAAACGATGTAGCATCATTTTTACGATTAGAAGGAACAGTTGATCAGTCATTAACTCCAATTTTAGATGCTGCAAAAAGTTATATTAGTTCATACACAGGAATCTATACGCAAAATATCACGGATTCGTTTACCGGAAACGGACAAGATTCTATTTTTCAAGTCAGCAAAAGACCATTTGTTGCAAGTACGTTAATTGTAAAACAAAATGGAGTAACAGGAATTGTCGGAACTGATTATACTTTTGATTCCGTAACCGGACAGATTACTTTTATCACGGTACCTGCTGAAGATGATATAATTGTTGCTACTTATACTTATGGACTTGATGCATTTGAGGAATTTTGGATTGTAGTCATGATTTTATGCCAAGATATGTATGATAACCGTATTTTTTCAGTTGATAGCGAGAATGTGAATGTTGTTGTATCTTCAATCCTTGATATGCACAGAACAAATTTATTACCTAGTGTTAGTGGGGTGTAATTATGAATGTGAATCCTGGAGAATTAAGGCACAGAATACAGTTTGTAACAGTAATCAACGGAACAGATGCAGACGGCTTTCCAATACATGATGAAGATGTGATTTACAATTGCAATGCGAAGATAACGAATACATCGGGAACGGAAAAAATAAAGTCAGGCGCAGAAATGACCGACAAAAATACAAGATTCCTAATCCGTTATACAAGCGCAATCAATGAAGATATGCAGATTAAATTCGGAAGTAATTACTATGATATTCAATTTATCCAAAATTACGAAGAAAAAAAAGAGTATATCGAAGTATGGACCATCATGAGTAAGCAGGTGTAATATGGCAAACTTCCAATTTGATTTTGATGAATTAGAAAAACAAATATTAGGTCTTGATAATTTTGACGAAATTGCACCGAAAATTATTGAAGCAAGTATTCCAGAGTTAAAGAAAAACGTAATTTCTGAATGTCAAAAATATAAAGATACAGGCGCAATGGTCGGGTCAATTAAAGAAACGAAAAGTAAAAAAGGTAAAAGTGGTTGGTTTTCGATTGTAAGACCAACAGGAACAGATGCAAAAGGTGTGCGTAATATGGAAAAACTCGCTCATGCAGAGTACGGAACAAGTAAACAAGCACCAACTCCAATTTTATCAGTAGCAGTAAGCAAATCAGAAAAGCCTATTGCAGAAATAATGCAAGAAGTTTATAATAGAGAGGTGGAGAAATGACGATAACAGAAGCAGACGTAAACAAAATTGTAATAAATGCAGTTACTCCGTACGTTCCTGCTTGCGTATATGGTGCTTATATAGGAACGAATCCAATCTATTGCTACTTTCTATTGCCAAAGACGGAAACTCTTGTAAATGGAAGTGATGACGCAGTTATAGACAGTGTTCCGTTACAACTTCACTTATTTACACCAAACAGTTTTATTACATTAAGAAAGCAGATAAAATTAGCATTAAAAAAGGCAGGATTTACAAAGCCAAACGTTACTTGCCTTTATGAAACAGACACGAAACTCAATCATATTATTTTTGAATGCGATATATTAGTCGCATCAGAGAAAGAAGAGGTATAATAATAATGAGAACAGGACTTAAATATCCTTACATTGCGCAGTACAATGAATCAACAGGCGCATACTCAAACGGATTTTTAGCAAGCAAAGGAGTTGAATTTAGTAATACTCCTGCATTTAACTCGGCATCATACGCAGGAGATGATGAGATTGTTAAACAATCTGACAAATTTAAAAATTCAGCGGTAAATTTAAAAGTAACAAATCTTCCTGTAGTTGCAGCAAGCACAATGTTTGGTCATACTGTAACAGGTACGGAAATCAGAAAGAATTCAGCAGACACTGCAAATTATGTAGGTCTTGGAACTGTAACAACTACTGTAAATGATGATGGTGCAGATACTTATACTGCAATGATCACTACAAAAGTAAAATTCATGGATGGTCCTGATACATTTACATCAAATGGAGATGCAATCACAATTACTTCACAACAATTATCAGGTATCTCATATGCAGATATTAACGGAGATTGGTATATCGAAAAAACTTTTGCAACATTAGCAGATGCACTTGCTTATGTAAAATCTACATTAAATATTTCAGATCAAGTTATCAATCCTGTAACATCATTATCAGGTGGTACATATGTAGGAACACAATCTGTAACATTGTCTACAGCAACAGCAGGAGCAACCATTAAATACACACTCGATGGCACAACACCATCTGAAACAGTAGGATCAACATATTCAACAGCACTTTCGGTTGCAACATCAAAAGTAATTAGAGCAGTTGCTTATAAGTCAGGCATGGCTACATCAAACGTTATTACGGAAGAATATGTAATTACAGCATAGTTAGTAAATAGTAACAAGCAATCAGTAAATACAGGAAAAGGGCATAGACGAAAAAGTTTGTGTCCTTTTTTTAAAATCAAAATGGAGAAAAAGGAAAATGGAAAAGTGTATAAAAATAAAAATTAGTGGAAATGAATATCCGGTAAGATTTGACTATACCGTACTAAAAGAAGTGTCGGAAAAATACAAAAGTATTCATAAATTTGAACTAGATTTGATGGGAATGGAAAGTATAGGCGTAAATGATGATGGAGATGAAATTTTAAAAGTAGTAAAAGACCCATCTATCTCATGTATCATGTTTTTACTACCAAAAATGATAAATTCTGCATTAGATTACATGGATTTTGATTTAGTAGATGAAAAGCAGATTATCAAAGAAATTGACTTGAATTATATTGAATTAGCACATATTTTACATGAAGAAATGAAGAAATGTTTTAAATCTACGGTACAAGTAAAAAAAAAGTACAATCCCGCTCCGGAAAAGACGAAAGTGAAGAAAATTTAGATTTTCCATTCGCAGAAGTCTTATATGTTGCTAAATCAAAACTAGGATATGCACATCATGAAGCAATTCATCTTTATATTGGAGAATATATGGATCAATTTGAATCGTTTAAAAAATATTACAACATGGAAATATCCAAAATACCATTCTCGGAAACGGAAAAAGAAGAAGAAATAATAGAAGAAAAACCACCTGAATGGGTAGTTGAAGCAGAAAGGAAAGCAAATGGCAAATAAAATAAATATCGGAGCCAAATTACAACTCGATGGCGAAAAAGAGTATAAGCAATCTCTAAAAGAAATTACTTCCGAACAAAAATTATTGACTTCAGAAATGAAACTTGCATCTGCACAGTATGACGATAATGCAAATAGTCTTGAAGCATTGGAACGAAAAAACGTCATTTTGACAAAGCAAATTGACAATCAGACCGATAAAGTCAAGTTATACACAAAAGCGGTTGATGAATCATCTGAAAAGCAAAAAAAATCTGCGGATCAGGTCGAAAAATATGCAAGTGAATTAAATAAGGCTGAAAAAGAAATGGATGATATGAAAAAATCATCTAAAGCAACAACAGAAGAACTCGATAAGCAAGAAAAAACAGTTGCCGAATTGCAGAAAAAGTTGTTATTATCGGAAAGTGCTTACAATAAATCCGTAACCGCAACGAACTCATACAAGACATCGTTAAATACAGCTGAAGCACAGTTGGCAAAATTAAATACGGAATTGAATCAAAACGACACTTATTTAAAAGAAGCAAGTCAATCAGCAACAAAAACTGCAACTTCCATAGATAATATGGGAAATAAAATGTCACAAGCCAAAAAAGAAACAAGTGATTTTGGCAATATTTTGAAAGCAAACCTATCAGGAGCCGCTATCATCGGTGGAATTACTGCACTTGCTTATGCGGTTGAAAATGTATCAACAAAAATGATTGATTTAGGAGTTAGCGCTGCTGCGTATGCTGATGATATGCTCACAATGTCTACCGTAACCGGAATAAGCACAGATAAATTACAGGCTTATAATTATATGGCAGAATTGACTGATACAAGCATGGAAACTATCGAAAAAACGATGGTTAAAAATATTAAATCAATGACATCTGCTTCACAAGGAACTGCAACTTATGTAGATGCGTACAATAAACTAGGTGTGTCAGTAACGGATGCAAACGGTAAATTGTTAGATTCAGAAACTGTTTATTGGCAATTAATTGACGCATTAGGTCAAGTCGCAAATGAAACAGAACGAGATTCATTATCAATGACTATCTTTGGAAAGTCTGCACAAGATTTAAATACTTTAATCGCACAAGGGTCAAAAGGTGTTGCAGGATTCACAGCAGAAGCTAAAAAAATGGGTGCTGTTTTAGAACG